CTTGGCTGAATTGATGAATTCTATTTATGATGAGGACTTTTTTAATAAGTTTATTCCGGATGTCGAGGCTCAACTTCCGATTCCAACTTCTACATCTTTTCTGATCGATAATACTTTGGACACTATTTTTGAAGTTGTTAAGATGAACTATGATAGAGAAATAGACTCCTTTGTACCGGCCATGATCACATATGAAGCTAGTAAAGAAGATCCTCAAGGTGTTCCGCCAAAGCCAGAAGTGGCAAAAAGGTTAAAAAGCAGGTTGGAAGCTGATGCTAAAAGAAACACAACTAGTTTAAATTATAGCGATTCAAGTTCTCTGCTTGGGTTTGAAATTAACTCTTCTCGATTTCCTGAATATATACCGGGAGGTTATAAGTACGACTTTTCAACAAATTTAACTTATTTTGATTTCACTGGGCCTGCTTTTAAGCAGAAAAAAGTTGATATTGTTCCAAAATTTGAGCAAAAAGTGTTCTTTACAGAGAAAGAAAATAAGTTTTTGAAACAAGATGAGGGCCGGCCATATCATCTAGATTTGAAAACTTCAATGGATTTTCAAAGAGATCTTTTTTTGAAAATTGCAATGGTTAATTTTCCCTTCCCCGACGATCAAGGGGCAGTCGATTGGTTTTTTTCTGAAGAGTCCGAAGCTATGTTTTATGAACTTAAGCGAAATTTTATAAAGCAAACTAAAGAGAGAGTTATGTACTCTCCGCTCTTTGATGTTAAAGAGGAAGGGCAAAAGGAATTTCAGGTTAAAAAGAAAGAAAAGAAGAAAAAGGAAGAGAAGAAGAAGTCAACAACTTATTTTGCCCCAATTCAAAAGATTGATTTAGATCCAATTCCAACACCTAGGCAAAAAGCTATAGAAGGCTGTGATGTTTCAATTTTAAATATTACGCAACTTAAACAAGATCTTAAATTAAAATATCTTCGGTTTTCAAAAGACGGCGTGGGGATCGAGCAGCTTTTAGCAGAAAACATGCTTAGAGCAACCCTTAGAATTTATGTTATTGATTTCTTGCTTAGAGGTATTTTTTCTACAACCTCCTTAAAAATTCAGGAGAATATCCTAGGAGATGATATTGTAGCGGAGCTATTGTATGGAATGTTTAAATATCAAATTAATTTAGATATTCTAGAGAATAGCCCGAAAGATAGATTGTTTGTGTTGCAATCTTTGCTAAGAAAAGCAAAGCAAACTTATGATAAAGAATTTAAAGGTACAAAGTTGTTTGGAGAAGAACTAGAAGAGCTTTCTGAAGAAGATAGTTTGAAGTTTCTATTGAGAAGGGAGGTAGCAGAAGTCGCCGACAGAATACCTAGGGTGACCGGTGTCGGATTGTATTTGCTTGATTCAGAAGAATTTCCATATTCCAAAGGAGCAGACACTAAGATAATCGATTCAACAGATTTTTATAAAGATAAAAAATCGTTCTATCCTAGGTTAGAATGGGTTCAAATATTTAAACAAGGTTCTTCGAAAGCGCCAAAAAAACCAACAATTGCAGGACTACAGTTGAGAGCTATTCCATGGGCTAATTCTAACTTTATGTCTTTTCCTTTGATTGATGTGCGTGAGGAGATTGAGCATTCTAAGGCTTTAGACTGGTCAACCATGAGACCAAAGTTGTTTGAAAAGGCAAAGAAAGCACCAGAATACACACTTTTATCAAAAGCTTTTGGATTTGATCAGTTAAATGCTTATCTTTTAGCTTTAAATATCTTGGGAATAACAGTAGATTCTCAAATTGGTTCGGTATTTTCAGAGACTAGAAAGTCTATGATTAGAATCTTTAGAACTTCGGCTCTGGAAAACAAAGATTTTACATATCAAGATCCTTTAGTCAAGAACGGTGTCTCTGCAAACCTTAAAGGTGATATTGACATAGCGGCTCTTATCTTGCCGTTGATCTTGAAAGCTCCATGGATAATTGTTAAAAACTTGGCTGAAGCAACTGATCCAAATACAATTGCGGCATCAAGCATTCTTAGGATAGCAATTGCAGCAGTCGAAGCAGGAATATCAGTGTCTGAATTTGCTTTTTCAACGATCGAAACAGCCGGCGTAGCAGCAGAGATTACAAAAGGGGTCTTTGAATCTCTAGGCACTTGGAATGAGCTTCCGGACCCTACAAAAATACCTATCAATCTTGCAATTAAAGCTATGGAGGATATTCCAAAATTTGAAGATCGAAAAGAAACATATGAGTTAATAAGATTGATTGTTAACTCTATTCCGGCTATTGTCCCCGGCGTACCGCTTTCTTTTGCTGGTCTTATACCAACCCCAATTACATTTGTCTATTGGGCCGGAGATCTAATTGAAAAAGTTCTTGGGTTAATTGAAGGGTTGGACGCGGAAAATATTCAAAAGGATGATAAATTAAAAGAAAAGGCAGAAAAAGCAAAAAAACTTTTTGTAGATAAAATGTCTAATTATGGGATCGATGTTGAAGCCTATGAGCGGCTTTGCCAGCCGGAAAGGGACTCTAAAAAAGACGACGACAAAGTCGATGAAGAACCAAAAGCGCCAAAACCAAACAAAAACCCATGTGATTAAGGAGTGTAAAAATGAGTGGAATATCTCCAAAATTTCCATTAACGTATTCAGGTGTAGATGGCTTTTACACTTTGAACAAAAGCTTTTCTGAAGCTATTCAGCAAAACTTGAAAAACTTGGTATTAACTTCTCCCGGTGAAAGAATCATGGATATTCAGTTTGGAGTTGGTTTGTACAATTATCTTTTTGAGCTTGATGGCTTTGAAGTTCGTGAAGAACTAGCAGAAAGAATTAATGAGCAAGTAGCCAGATATCTTCCTTATGTTCAGATTGACGGTTTAAGGTTTTATTCCGACGAAGAAGATAGTTATAATGAGATTCAATCAAACTTCCTAGGTTTAATTATAAACTACAGCATTCCCTCTTTAGGAGTTTCAGAAGAATTGGAAATTTTGATATCTGATTTTTAATCAAAACTATTTATTTCAAAAGGAAAATAAATAATGCCAAAAATCAAGAACGTTCCCATAAATTATACCTCCAGAGAATTTAATACAATCAAACAAGATCTTGTTGATTATGCTAAAAGATATTATCCTGATACTTTTCAAGATTTTACAGATGCTAGCTTCGGCTCTATGATGCTTGACACTGTTGCTTATGTTGGAGATGTTCTATCTTTTTACGTTGATTATCAAGCAAATGAATCTTTTTTGGATACGGCTCTAGAGTATGATAATGTTATCAAGCATGGTAAGCAATTAGGTTACAAGTTCACGACAAACCCTTCGTCCTATGGTTTGGTTTCTTTGTTTGTGTTGGTTCCCGCTGCAATTGCCGGCGTCGGCCCTGACCGTGATTACATGCCGATCTTGAAAAGAGGTTCTACGTTCTCAACAGACGATGGAAACACCTTTACTTTAATTGAAGATGTTGATTTTGGAAGAGAATTAAATGACGTTGTTGTCGCAAATGTCGACGAAACAAACGGAAGCCCTTTAGATTATGCGGTCAAGGCTTTTGGCGTTGTTGCGTCCGGCGAATTGTTTGAACAACAAACAACGGTCGGCGCATATGAGAAGTTCCTCAGAATTGAAATGGAAGATGACACCATTACAGATGTTATTTCAGTTTTTGACTCCGACGGTAATCAGTACTTTGAAGTTGATTATCTAACACAAAACACCGTATACAGAGATATTTCTAATACAGATTCCGGAACAGAAGGGAATCCTAGATCTATCTTGTCTCCAATTTCAGTTCCTAGAAGATTTGTTGTCGATAATGACTTGGATGGTGTTTTCTTGCAATTTGGGCAAGGAAAAGAACAAAATGAACTTCAAGGAGTTTTAGATCCTTCGCAGTTAACCCTCCAGCTTAATGGTCGAAATTACATAACAGATAGTTCTTTTGATCCAAACAAATTAGGTTTTAGTGATAAATTGGGAATTGTTCCTTCAAATACAACGCTGACAATCACATATAGAAAGAACGTTAGCGATGATGTTAACGCCGCTTCAAACTCTATTGTCAATCCTCAAGAGTTGGAGTTTACGTTCAGAAACGAAGAAAACTTGTCTGCCAATGAAATCCTAGCAGTACAGACTAGCTTGGAATGTACAAACGAAGAGCCGATTACTGGCGACATTTCTTTTCCAGACACAGAAGAAGTTAAAGCGAGAATCAAAGGAACGTTTGCTGCGCAGAATAGGGCAGTTACCATGGAAGATTATGTTTCTTTGATTTACCAAATGCCGGCAAAGTTTGGAGCAATCAAAAGAGCTTCAGTCATGAGAGACCCGGACTCTATCTATAGGAATATTAACGTCTATTTGATTTCAGAAGACCAAGATGGGCTTTTGACTTCTCCAAACTCTTTGATCAAAAGAAATGTCAAAACATGGCTTTCAAGCAAAAAGATGATTAGTGATACAATCGACCTATTAGATGCAAAAGTGGTCAATTTAGGGATTAATTTTTCCATATTGGCTCAAAAAGGTTTAAATAGGTTTGAAGTTTTAGATGCTGCTATCGAAGCTTTAAGAGGGAGATATAGTGATATTTATTTTGAAATTGGAGAGCCAATTTATATCACTGACATATATACAATACTGAATGCTGTTCCCGGTGTAGTCGACACAATCGATGTTCAATTGGTTGAGAAAACCGGTGGAGTATACTCCGCAGCAACTTATGATTTTGATTCGAACATGTCTGACGATGGAAGATATTTAAAAGTGCCAAAGAATGTTATTTTAGAGCTAAAATACCCAGATTTAGACATCAAGGGAGTTGTTAAATAATGGCTATAAAAAGATATTTGGCTTCGGCTGATGCGACAATCGTTAACGCATTTAAACAAGATTTATCCACTAGAGGAACGGGCTCTAATACCGGGTTATCTGACGTGTTGGAGATTTTTTCAATTTACGGCCAAGCTTCGGGAGCTAGTGGTTATAGCCAAGAATTGGCAAGATCCCTTTTGAAATTTCCTATGGCTACAATCGCAGCGGATCGAACCGCAGGAGTCATCCCAGCTTCTGGAAGTGTGTCTTTTTATTTGAAGCTTTTCAATACGGAGCACAACGAGACAATCCCTAGGAACTTTGCTCTTACTGCCGCTGCGGTTTCTGCTGACTGGGAAGAAGGCACAGGATTAGATCTTACGGAATATAGAGATGAGACATTTGATGGAGCCGGCGTAAACTGGGTTAACGCAAAGAGAGGAAGCCAGTGGACAACTCCGGGTGGAGATTATTTCACAGATTCCAAGTCTGTGTTTCATATTGATTTTGAATCGGGCATTGAAGATATCGAAGTTGATATTACAACTTTAGCCGAACAATGGATTAACAGCCCGGGAAATGTCCTAGGTTCCAAAACTAACTACGGAATCGGTCTGAGGTTGACCGGTTCTCAAGAGGCATATGCCGCAAGCAGCATCGCAAACGCAGTTGTGCAAAACTTAACAGGCGCAACAGAATCTTATTATACTAAGAAGTTTTTTGCTAGAGGTAGTGAGTTTTTCTTTAAAAGGCCGGTTTTGGAAGCTAGATGGGATTCTTCTGTAAAAGACGACAGAGGAAATGCTTATTTTTCTGCTTCTTATGCACCAGCCGCTGAAAACTTAAACACTCTTTATCTTTACAACTATGTTCGTGGAAGGTTGAGAAACATTCCTAGCATCAATACCGGTGAGATTTGGGTTAGTTTGTACTCCGGTTCTTCTGATGATACAGCGCCTTCTGGTTCGAAATTAGAGCTTCCAATTGGCGGTGGCGTTGCTGCTAATTTGGATACAAACATAATTGGGGGGTGGATTTCAACCGGTGTTTATACAGCTTCTTTTGCAGTTACGGGTTCACCATCTTCAATTTCTACGCTTTATGATGTGTGGCACTACAACAGTGTAGAGTATAAAACGGGCTCTTTTTCAATTCAAAGTTTCGATAACTATGAAATTGCCCCAACTGACAAATATGTCATGAACATTACAAACTTAAAGCAAGTTTACTCAAAAGATGAGACAGCAAGATTTAGATTGTTTGTCAGGAGAAAAGACTGGTGTCCAACAATTTATACTAAAGCTAGATTGAGTCCGCCGGTTCAAATTGTTCCAAGCGCTTCTTACAAAATTTTAAGAGTGGTTGACAACTATGAAGTTGTTGCTTATGGGACTGGCTCTGATTTGCACACAAAACTTTCATATGATTTATCTGGTAGTTATTTTGATTTTGATATGTCCATGTTGGAAAAAGACTTTTCATATGGCATAAAGTTTTCATTTTACAATGATTCTATTGGCTCTTGGGAAGAGCAACCTTTCATTTTTAAATTTAGAGTGGATGACGAAATATGAGCTTAAAAAAATACTTTGCCGAAGGTTATAGCAAGAACAGCTTGCCGAATACCGGTGATCAAGTAAAGAGTGAAGTAGAATCTTTAAAGTACATAAAAGCAAGATCAGAAGAAAATAACAAGTTTATACCTCATGTTGATTTTAGTTCGGCATCGAACTTTGCTAGGTACGGATCAGCAGAAAAGTATTATGAAGATGCCTTTACGCATATCTATCAAGAATATCCCTATGATGGCTCTCTCAAAGAAAAAACAGAGTGGGACAACTCTCTTTTGTTTGTGGATCGGTATGTTTTTGACAATCTCTATCCTAGAACAACTGGCTATGTAAAGCTCGGTGAAGAATATGGAACACTAGAAGCTTCCGTATCAGATTATGGTGGCGTTCCAACTGCATCATATGAATACATTCGAATCAATGGTGGTCCTAATTTATATTTTGAACCGCCGGGAGAAAGAGACCTTCCTGCTTCAACTTATCTGAAATTGGATAATGCAAACCGATTTAAACTGGACGAAGGTAGATCTTCAAACTTAAACTTTGATCTTAGCAGCGCGAAAAGCGGCTCTACTGTTGAGTTTTGGATGCACAAACAAGCCATGGTATCCAACTCTACAACAAACAGAGAAGTTATTTTCGATCTGTGGAATGGTCATAATTCGCAATCTGCCGACTATGGCCGTTTGACAATTGAAATGCAAACAGTCGACACGACAAATCCACTTTTCAAAGTTACGGCGCAGTCCGGCTCTCCGGCCTCTGGATTCTTTAGCCAAGACATTGGAACATTAACCAGAAACGATGTTATTGAAACAACTGCACATTACGCTTTTGCTTTTAAGAACGAAGATTCAAGTATCAAAGTTAGCTTTTATCACAATGGAGAGCTTAACGAAGAGAAGCTCCTAGGAACGAGCATAAATGCCGTTACAGGAGCGATGAGAGCAAATATCGGGTCACTGGTCCATTCTCCTTCCGGAACGGCATATATGCCCTCTGTAGTTGGTTCTGAGACTATGAATGGCTGGGGTAAGTTGTCGGCTTCTTTGGATGAGTTTAGATACTGGAGATCTGAAAGAGACGCTAAAGAGATCAAAAGATATTATAGAACCCAAGTTGGCGGTGGAACAAACACAGATTTTGACAAACATGACAAATTCAGCCCTGTGGAGTTGGGCGTTTACTTTAAATTTAATGAAGGAATTACGCAGACTTCAAGCGTTGATTCTGTTGTTTTGGATTATTCCGGTCGCGTTTCAAACGGAGTTTGGACAGGATATGCTCAATCTAGCCGAGACACCGGTTCTCTCATTGATAATGCTTCAATTAATGATGTTGCCGAGTTTAAAGATCCAATCATTTATTCTTTTCATCCGACAGTTGTTTCAAAATTAGATGAATTGAAAACAGAAGGGCGAATGCATGATCAGCAAAATACAGCCCTTCTTTACAATAATTTTCCAAGTTGGATGCTTCAGGAAGACAGTGAATCAACTTTGTATCGCTTGACGCAAATTATTGGTAGTTACTTTGACAATCTTCATTTACACGTCGAAGCACTTCCTAGGCTTAAAGATACAACTTATCCTTCTGCTAGTTTCAAGCCGAGACCCTACGGAGAAAAGCTATTAGATTCCGTTGGTTTAGATGCACCGGAGCTTTTTATTGATACCAAATTGATAGAAATCTTTGAAGCTCGCGACGAAAAGGTAATTTACGAAAAAGATCTTTCTGAAGTAAAGAACTTGATCTATCAAAATATCTACAACAACTTGGTCAACATTTATAAATCTAAAGGAACAGAAAACTCTTTTAGAAACTTGATTCGATGTTTTGGTGTTGATAGCGAGATCTTAAACGTTAATATCTATTCTGATAACGATGTATATACTTTTGAAGAAAACTATAAACCAAACTCTGTAAGAAAAACTTATCTAGATTTTAATGGCGCTGGTACATTCGATTCTTACGCAGCGACCGTTTACCTTACCGCGTCCGCAACGGATGCCCTCGCCGGGCCGGGATACATCTCTGCATCAAATGATTATAGAATGTATTACATTCCGTTCTCCATGGAATCGGATGTTATATTTCCTAGAAAAGTTTCGCAACTTGGAGAGTTGGGCTTTAGAAGCTCCACTTTTCTAAGTTCTTCTATTTTTGGTTTACACTTGGCAGATCCGGATACGCACGGAAGCGATACGACTTGGCCGTCATACGATCAAGATCTAAGAGTATATGCTGTCCGTTCCGGTGGCTCTTCTAGAAATGCTAAGTTTGTTTTGACCGGTAGTTTACAGTCCGGAGCTTCTTCTGTTTTAATCGAAACAGACACTTATTTAGATGTTTATGACGAAGCTAAATGGAACTTTGCAGTCAGGTTAAAACATGAGGACTTTCCCTATACAAATGGAATTGATGGAACTGTAGATCCTAGCAAGAAGTATGTTCTTGAGTTTTACGGAGCAGCTTTTGAAGCAGGGTTTATTAGACAAAGCTTCCATAAGTCAGCTAGTATTGAACTGGGAACGCCAGTTCAAGACATTTTAAGAAAGCCGAAAAGACCTTATATCGGGGCTCACAGAACAAACTTCACTGGCTCAGTGCAAGAGTATTCTGATGCCAAGATTGGTTCCTTTAGATTCTGGCAATCTTATCTAGATAATGAAGCTGTTCAGGCACATGCCAGAGATCCTAGGAATGTTGGAAGCCTGAACCCTTCCAAAAATGCTTTCTTTTTAGATGATTCCCTTACGGGTTCGAATATCCCACAGATTGAAACTTTGGTCATGAATTGGGAGTTTCAAAAAGAAAATAACCTGACCTCCTCTGCTGGAGGTGTTATAGAAGACATCTTAGATTGGTCTTCTGGCTCAACTGAGACAAAATACGATACTCAGCATAAGTTTTTAGGCGCTATCCTTAATAGGGCGCATACAGGGCGTGGTTTTGGTTTTTCTGGAAGCTCCGGACAAATGTTCAAAGACGAATATGTTTTTGTACATGAGCAGCAACCAATTGAAACGGTGAATTCAGATTCAACAGTTAATATTTTGTCGGAAGATGATGAACTTTTTACAAGAGACTCTCGACCGGTAAAACACGTTGTTACCGTAGAAAAAAGTATGAACCGCGTTGTTTCAAATGAAATGCTCAAATACTTTGGAAGTATGAAGGATTTGAACAATATTGTTGGAGAACCCGTCAACCGATATAGAAAAGAATATAAAGCACTTTCGAAAATAAGGCATTTGTTCTACGAAAAAGTGCAAAACACACCCGATATTGACAAGTTTTTGGATTTTTACAAGTGGTTGGACTTTTCTGTCAACTACATGGTTTCCCAGTTAAGTCCGGCATCGGCTCAAGTTTCTGCTGAATTTGGAGATGTGATTGAGAGTCACATTCTGGAAAGAAACAAATATCATAACAAGTTTCCTTCTATGAAGGACGCTTTGCCTAAAAAGCCTTTAAGTGCTGTTCCTAAGTTGTCTAGGCCGGGGAGGTCTTTTTTGACTTCTCCCATTGACCCGGGCAGCTTCCCTTCGCAAATTAAAGACCTTCACTGGTGGAAATACAAAGCGAGAAAAGCAGACATTGGTAACTCATCCGGAGATGCTGTTGTCGACGCAGATCGACAAACCATCGGAGATTCTATAACACAAACCATGGAAAGGCAAGACACTGCCTTACTTAAAAACTTTGAAGTCTCAGATCACTCTTCGCCTAGATATTCCATCCATGGTGGAATCAACTACCCGCTGGCTAAAAAGACGGATTATATCTTATCTGCGGTTAGGCCCCATGGTCCGGCAATTGATGTCTCCGGGATGCTACTTCCATTGAATGCTATGACAATTGCATCTAGCAGTATTACAGCCAGTTTGAACAAGTTTAATGCCAATACTGACTTTGCTTTGGATTTTCCAAATGCAAAAAGAAGAATTCAATTCAAAGCAATTAACCAAAGAGAAGATGAAAATTCCACAGACAAGTCATATGCATCGGCTAAAGGAGATATTTTTGCACCATTTAGCCTTTTTAGTGGAACTGTAGAAACTGGATATAACAAAGAAGTTGTTGATGAATTCGCTTCAGGCGTTGTTTTGACAAACTTGCATTCTGACGATTACGGCTCGCATGGCGAAACGCCGGTTCAAGGGCCATTTACATTTGCACATGTTGGCGGTAGAAAGCACAGACATGTCCGTCCGAACCGTTCAAGCTCTTACGACAACTTTACAACCACAAACGGCTTAGATGATGAAAGAACTAGGCCGGAAGCGTTCAAACTTCTTCTTGGCGCAGAGTCTTCAACAACCGGTGAAACCGGCTTGATCGGCTTAGTTGGGCCGGATTATCCCGCATTGGACGATACTTTGTATCCGGATGTCGATACAGCCTTTTCGACTTATTATCGAAATACATTGTCGAAAAGACCATTGAACATTAGAAATATTTCATATAATACTAGTTCGGCAATTTTAGGAAACTATCGTTCCAATCACGAAGTTGTGAACACAACTGGTAGAAAAGAAAATAACTTGTATTTCAGGCTGAATGGCGCATCAGCTAGCTATTCTCCTTCTGCTTATTTAACAGGTGTTGTTGATTTTGAACTACCTGATCGCTCTTCGAAGAAAACAAAATCTGTTTTTGTTAGTAGGTTCTCTGCTCCCGGCGGTCCGGAAGTGAATGCAAGAGGCTTCTTGGACTTGGAAGCTGAAGAGTATTCTGTATATAACGCACTTCCTTATAGAAACTTGACTGTTAGGCAACCTTTAAATCAACTTCTTTCTCAGCATGCTGGGCCTTTTGGCTTGAATTGGCTGAACGGCGTTGAGGGCGGTCATTTCCCAGCTATTAACCAAGGTGGGAATATATATGCGCCATTCCCAAATCCCGCAGCAGAGTTTCTTTCAACTTCTAGTTTGGACGGGAGTCAAGTTGCTTCTTTCCACAAGGTTAATAGAAACCGAGGAAGAAAGCTTATTTTAAGCGGAACTGCCGGAACAACCGTAGTTTCAGCTAGCCAGTTTGATAACGCATTTATTACTCATCCGATTCCAAGAAGCGATTTGCAATATTCTTGGATTACAGCTTCGGCAGAGTATTCTAGATATCTAGGACACGCCCCTGCTGATGGTTATTATTTTATTACAACTGCTGGTGAGATTCCGGCTATTGAGTTTTTGACCGGAAGCGATAGAGAAGAGACACCAGATTTTGCCGGGATCAATAGATTTCTATATGAAACAGTTGATACGGAAACCAACACGGTTGGTGAATTACCCTCTGAAAGCGATATAAACAAGCTTATTTTGCATCGCGGAGGCCCATATGGATATCCAAGCTGGAAACAAGTCCGGCAGGGCCAGCATGCTATCATTAGAGAGCAAAATAAAAAGAGCGTCTTTTCTTTAACGGACGATCCTGTAACTGTGTCGGGAGATGGATATATCCTCAAACCGGCTAGGGAAACAATAACAAACTTCACAGAATCAGCAGTATCTTTTAATAATAGACCAATGCAAGTTGAGCTTAGGTTTAGAGATAGTGATTATAACTTTAAGTTTTCTTATGGAAACTTTAAAGAGTTGTTTAAGTCGGCAGAAGTTAACAAAAGACTCAAAAACTTTAATCCTAGTTTCAATCTAGATCCGGAAGTTAAGCCGTATGAGACGATCAAAAAGCTTTCTCAAGATCCGGAAGTTGCGATTACAAAACTTGTATATTCAGAAGGTGTTTTCCCCAAAGAAGAAAACGCCGGCTTGAATAGAACTAGGGATAAAGAAGATTATGCCGAAATTGCCGGAACAGGCTCTAACGGATATGACAGGATTTCTCTGGATAGAAGAAAGTTTTGGGGTGCAGACGATGATCGCTTAAGAACTAGCGAATCAACTGTAACCAGAAAGCCTCATACACATGCAGCATCCGGCTCGTACTTAAACTCCTTGGGTTACAAATATGGCTCTAGCGTGTGGCCTTTGGAGCTTTCTGTTTATCCAACTGGAACTGTGTATGATGATTTTGTAGGTTTCTTGCCGGCCCCAGCGCCGGCTATACAAGAATATCACTCTTACGCTGCTGGGGCTGCATATGTAACAGGAAACCTAAAAACGGTAGCCGGCGGTGCTTTTGGAGAGTTGCATATCTCCTTGGGAGCAGGTGACCGATCTGGCGCACAGCTTACTCTCTCTCCTTTACCAGCTGTTACAGGAAACAATATTATACTAGATCCAAACCTGAAAGGTATGTTTGGAACAGTCAACTACCATGGTGGTGAGTCGCCGCTAGGTTCAGATGAAAGGCTTTTGCTAGCGTATAAATACCCAACAGCGTCTATTTTTTATTCTTATCTTCCGGAGTTAGGATTTTCGTCTTCTGCTGAGTTTGTATTCCCACACCGGGTTCACGAGCAAGCAGGGAGATATCCGTGGTATGATACATATCAAGATTACGCAGACGAATTGAGAAGGTTAGGTAAAGGCTATTCTATTTTACCAGAATATAAAATGAGTGAAAACATTGACACTCTTCTAGATTCTGCCAATTTGTTTAAAAATAATAAAATGTTGACATTGGCAGGGGCAGGTGATGTTACATCTAGCGCACATGCTAGTGGTAGCACAGAATTGGAAAGATTTTTTAAAGAATATTCGCATTCTGACTTTTTATCAGAGTTTTCTGACGTAAAACAGGACTTTTCTAACTTTTCTTTAGAAAAACTAACCCTTAAGTGTAAAGGTGTAAAAAAGATTTTGCCTTATAACGGTTTTTATCCTGTTACTAGAACAACACAATTGGCTTCTTTGTTGTCTCAATCGGTAGCTCCATACCTTTCAGGTTCTTATTATGGTAGTGCTCATGCAGATCCAAATGCACAGTTTGCCTTTACAGAAAGGCCGTTAAGCGGTGCATTGGCTGTGCAGTCGTTGATGCAACCTTTCTTCGCACCGGGCATTATGTATAACACAATCAAATCCGGAATCGCTTGTGATTGGCCTTCATATACCGGTTCTTTGGATCTTTTAGATACGGAACAGATACAAACGCCGGCATTGTTCGCGGTATCCTTCATAGCAACACAAGCACCAAACTATAGAATTCCATTTGAAATTATGACAGACTTGGAGTTTGAAAAGGCATTACCAGAAGAAGAAGTTTATTTATTTGCACCAGACAAGGTTAATCCAAAAGATCCGACTGCTGCTGCAAATGATAATCCATTTTTAAGATATCCCTTCTTCAAGCTAACCAAAGAAAGGATTAGTAAAAGAAGGCCGAACTTTGAATTAGCTTCACAAAACTTTTTTGGAGAGGTGCCAAAGTTCTTTTTGGACGGTGGAAAATTAAACTATTTTAAATCAAAAAGAAACAAAGAGTTTAAACCTTTTGTTTCCGGAAACACATATTATATGGATGTAAAGCTGTATAAGACAGATAATTTTGACATGATCAGGAGTGCAGTTTCTGGAGTTG